CAAGAATTGCACATCCAGATAATAGAGAGCAGAACAAAGATTTGAGAAAAAATATGGGTCGTACTGCACTCGCACCTGAACACAAAGATTGGAAGAAATATATGAACGAATCAGTAAACGAAGCAGCTAGTAGAACTGCAATGGAAATCGGTGGTTTGACTGGTATGAACAAAGATGCTATCCAAAAGTTTGTTGATGACAACAACTTAGACATTGAAAAAGTATACCAATTCGTTAAGAAGGGTAAACTTGCTGATAGAATGAAGTTAGTATCTGCAATCGCGGGTAAACCTAATAACCCAGTTCAAAAGAAGATGGTTAAACAATTCGGTGAAGGCCTTATCAAAGAGGCAAAAGTAAGATTGGGTAACGACTCGGTAAACTTTAAAGTGATGGGTGATTCAAAAGGATTGACTCTAATCGCTGCAAGTGGTAATGACTTAGATGGTCTCCAAGACGCAATTGATAATGATGTTGATGTAAAAGGTGAATTGAGAAAGACACTTGAGAAACAACTCAAAGTTCCAGTTGAAATAGATGGTGGGTATGATGGTGCTGGATTTAGATTCAACATTGACTTTTACTCATTAGCTAAAAAGGTAAAATAAAATGACTGAAAAACAACTCAAAGAATTAATCAGAGAAGAATACCATAATGTAAAAAACTTTATGGAAGACAAGTATGGTTTTACTCCTGAGTTGGGTAAGGTCATTGACAACCCATATGTATCATCATTTAAAAATGAAGCAACATATTCAAGCGGATTATATATGATACTTGATAAAGATGGTAAAGTCGTTGATAAGGGACTTGAAACTAATATGTGGTATTCCTTTGAAAAATATAGAGGTAAGGGAACACACTACATAGTATCAAAGAAAAACCTAAGTAAAGCACAATCGCTCATCAAAAAATATCAATCAGACCTTAGTAATACTAAGTTCAGAGATTCGATGTTTAAACTATATAAGGAATCGATATCAACTGAAGCACTATCGGATTATGAGAAAGATGGTGTTGATTATGAAGAACTATATAAAGACTACCTCTACTCTAAGAAGAGAAGAAACGAAGGTGATGAGGTGATTGAAGAATATGATGTAGAAAGTATTGAAGAAACACATGACTTCATAAACTTTATGAAAGAATATTCTCAGATGTTAAATCTACATAAAGAGCAGAATAGTGACATCTACGCACTAAACCCAACACTTGATGAAGCAGAGTATCAAGGTCGTGATGTAAAACTTGGTAAGCCAATGCAAGGTGATGTTAAAAAGTTTAAAGTGTATGTAAAGAATCCAAAAGGAAATGTTGTAAAGGTAAACTTTGGACATGGTGGTTCTTCAGCAAAGGGTAAAACTATGTCTATCAAAAAGAATGACCCTGCGAGACGTAAGGCATTTAGAGCAAGACACAATTGTGATAATCCAGGACCAAGACATAAAGCTAGATATTGGTCTTGTCGTAAGTGGTAACTTAATTAACTTTGAGTTACATACTTATATAATACAATAAGTTTAACAAAAAAAGAAAATCATGACAAAACTTAAAAATTGGTTCATCGGTCTATGGAATAGATTATTGAACAAAACTACCATCGATGAGCAAATCATGGAAACGGTAGCAGATGCAAAGGAAAAGCTACAATCAGTTAAAGAAGAGTTTGCAGACGTAGCAGACGAACTTAAAGATGTAATGTCGGCTGTCAAAGGAAAGGTTACTAAAAGTAAACTACGTTCTATGACAAAAGCACAGTTATTTGAAGCTGCTGTGAAAGACCACAATATTGAATTGGATTCTACGCTTAACAAAACGAACCTTATTAACAAAGTTTACGAACTTTATAATAAGTAAATGAAACGACTCAACCCAACATACTTAATAATTGTATGTCTTGCTGGTGTTCTAATCTATCAACAATTGTTTTTAGGTAATAGATACAAGAAAGAATATGAACGTATGTTACAAGAAAAGGAAGAGTCGTATCTATCAGAGATTAACAAGTTGGAGAGTGAGACTGATTCACTTCTCCAACTTAATCTTTCTTTAAATAATCAAATTGCTAATATCGATTTCAAGATTGACTCGACTCAAGCAAGATTAACTAATTTGAGAAATCGATATGAAGACCAAGCTGATAAGTTTAGTGATATGTCTCATGATGACCTTATCACTGTATTCACAAACACTTTCAAGTGATAGTTTAGTTTGTGTTCCGAGAACCGCAGTAGAAAATGCCTTGACTTTAAAATCAAAGTATGATATTGTTGTTATAGAATTACAAACTACACAAGAATTGGTGTTATTCCAATCGGAAAAGTTGGATTTACAATCTGAACAACTTGCTAACTATTCAATTGCTTTACAAAACAAAGATAATATTATATTGGAAAAAGACAACATTATAGTATTACGAGATGACCAAATCAAATCTCTTAAACGAGAACGTAGAGCAAAGTTTTGGAATGGTATTCTATTTGGTGGTGCTGGTGGTGCAACCTTAATCGCAGTGTTGTTTGTAATATAGTATGGCAAAAGATATAAAAACATTAATCAGAGAAGAGTGGGTTAAATGTGCTAAAGACCCAGTTTACTTCTTCAGAAAATATTGTTATATCCAACACCCACACCGCGGAAAGATTTTATTTAATCTATACCCATTCCAAGAGGAGTTGATGGGTAATGTGAGTGATAATAGATTCAATGTAATTCTAAAGTCACGTCAGTTAGGTATCTCAACAATGTCAGCCGGATATTCATTATGGTTGATGTTGTTTCACGAAGACAAAAACATTCTTGTAATTGCAACCAAACAAGAGGTTGCTAAGAATCTTGTTACTAAGGTAAGATTCATGCACGATAACTTACCAACGTGGTTAAAGGGTCAAACTGAAGAGGATAACAAACTATCTCTAAGATTACGTAATGGTTCTCAAATTAAAGCAACATCTGCCGCAGGTGATGCTGGTCGTTCTGAGGCATTGTCGATGTTGATTATTGATGAGGCTGCATTTATTAATAATGTAGAAGAGATTTGGACTTCGGCACAATCTACACTTTCTACTGGTGGGGGCGCAATCGTATTGTCCACTCCAAATGGTGTGGGTAATTGGTTTCATAAGATTTGGGTACAAGCACAACAAGGTAAGCAATGGTTTCCAACCGAGTTACATTGGACAGTCCATCCTGAGAGAAATCAAACTTGGAGAGATGAACAAGAAACATTATTAGGAACTAAGGGAGCAGCACAAGAATGTGATTGTGACTTTATTAGTTCTGGTCATACGGTAGTTGAAGGTTCTACACTACAATGGTATGAAGAGACTTACGTAAAAGACCCATTAGAAAAACGTGGGTTTGATGGTAACTATTGGTTGTGGGACTATCCAAATTATTCTCGTGATTATGTGGTGGTTGCTGATGTGGCTCGTGGTGACTCATCGGATTATTCAGCATTCCATGTATTTGATGTAGAGACTGTTGAACAAGTAGCAGAATACAAAGGTAAGATTGATACTAAACAGTATGGGGCAATGTTAACCTCAGTAGCGGCCGAATGGAACAACGCTATGTTGGTGATTGAAAATGCAAATATTGGTTGGGCAGTGATACAAGAAGTAATCGATAGAAACTATGATAATCTATATTATTCATATAGAGATGTGGGTTACATAGATGATGATATACATCTAAGAAAAGGATTTGACTTAAAACGTAAAGAGGATATGGTTCCTGGATTTTCTATGACAAGTAGAACTCGTCCATTAGTAATATCTAAGTTAGATATGTATATGAGAGAAAGAACCCCTATAATCCATTCTAAGAGACTTATAGACGAATTGTTTGTATTCATATGGAATGGTAGTAGAGCTGAAGCACAGCGTGGTTATAATGATGATTTGGTGATATCATTCTCCACTGGTCTTTGGGTACGTGATACGGCATTAAAATTAAGACAACAAGGTATGGATTTGACGAGAACGACATTAGGTCATATTGGTAAATCGAGTACTGGTGTTTATTCTAATAGAAGCACCGGACAAGACCCTTGGAAACAAAAAGACCAACATGGGAAAGACCATGATTTAACTTGGTTATTATAAATTTGGTAGTTAAGTTTATTTTTTGTATATTTATAACTTGTAGAAGTATATACTTTTAGTTAGAGACACAATTATGGCAGATAAATCACTTTTTGGCAGGTTAGGCAAATTATTCAACACTCAAGTTGTTGTCCGTAGGATTGGTAAAGGTAAGACCCAAACCATAGATACTCAGAGACTACAATCTCAAGGTAACTTACGTAGTTCATCTTACTATGATAGATTTGGTAGAATGCATACGTCTCGTAGAAACTGGGAGACCTATAATAATCAATTCAACTATCATTCAAACAAATTAGAATTGTATACTGATTACGAAGCAATGGATAAAGACTCCATTCTAAATTCAGTATTAGATATTTACGCAGATGAATGTACACTTAAAAACGATATGGGTGACGTTCTACGTATTAAGACACAAGATGAAAACATAAAGAATATTCTACATAACTTATTCTATGACGTTATGAATATCGAGTTCAACCTTTGGGCATGGATTCGTGGTATGAGTAAATATGGTGATTACTTCCTACACCTTGACATTGAAGAGGGTATTGGTATCGTAAACGTATCACCAATGTCGGCATATGAAGTAGAACGTGAAGAAGGATTTAATCCCGACAACCCATATGAAGTAAGATTTAAGTTAGGTTCTATGGGTGCTGCTCATGGAGCAAGTGTAAACAAGAATGCTGACATATTTGAGTTCTATCAGATTGCACATTTCCGTTTGATGGCAGATACAAACTTCCTTCCTTATGGCCGTTCATTATTAGAAGGTGCAAGAAAGACTTGGAAGCAGTTGACTCTTATGGAAGACGCTATGATGATTCATAGAATTATGAGAGCACCTGAAAGACGTACATTTAAAATTGATGTAGGTAACATTCCACCTGGTGAAGTTGATAACCACATGAGAGGTATCATTGACCAAATGAAGAAAGTACCATATCTTGACCAAAATACTGGTGATTACAATCTCAAGTTTAATCTAATGAATATGTTAGATGATTACTACCTGCCAGTTCGTGGTGGTCAAAGTGGTACTGAGATAGATACATTAAGTGGTATGGAATTCGGTGGTATTGATGACATCGAATACCTAAGAAATAGAATGATGGCTGCACTAAAAGTACCAAAAGCATTTATTGGGTACGATGAGTCAGTTGAGGGTAAAGCAACATTAGCGCAAGAAGATATCAGATTCGCACGTTCAGTTGAGAGAATCCAAAAGATTGTTCTTTCTGAATTAACTAAGATTGCAATTGTTCACTTATACTCACAAGGTTACGAAAACGAAGACCTCGTTAACTTTGAGTTGGAACTTACAAATCCATCTATCATATACGAACAAGAGAAAGCTGCATTGTGGTCTGAGAAGGTATCATTGGTATCTGATATGAAAGACCTAAAAATGGTTTCTCAAGAGTGGATGTATAAGAACATATTCAATATGTCAGAAGAAGAGTACGCAAAAGAACAACTAAAAGTAATTAGCGACCTTAAACTTGGATTTAGACAAACTCAAATTGAAGACGAAGGTAATGACCCAGTTAAAACTGGTGAGTCATTTGGTACACCACACGATTTGGCACAAATGCATCAAACACCTAACGATGATGGTGGTTCTCCTGAAGGGGGATTCGATGGTGCTGGTAGACCATCAACCTCAGGTAACTATAAAACGGATGATAGTGCATTTGGTAGAGACCCACTTGGTCAAAAGACCGATATTAAACCAGCCGCAACATATCATAAATATAAAAATTCACCACTTGCTTACGAGCAAACGCAGGCTTTGAAATCATCTTTAAAAAATGTTAAACGTAAAACAACTAAGATTTTAAACGAGTCTTTATTAGAAGATGAAAAGGTCGAATCTGGACTATTAGATGAGAGAAACCTCATCGATGACACGATTTGATGAGTTTTTACATATTTATAAATTGGAATAGTAATAGATAAGGTTTACAATGGCCAAATTAAAACACAGCAAGTTTAAGAATACGGGTATTCTATTTGAATTACTCGTAAGACAAATCGCATCCGATACACTTGCGAACAAAGATTCGCTTGCCCTCGAAATAATCAAGAAGCATTTCAAAAAGGGAACTGAATTAAACAAAGAGCTAAAGTTGTATCAATCTCTAACCAAAGAGAACTTTGATAATCAATATCAAGCTCAAGAGTTTATAGATATCGTATTAAGCGAACGTGTTAAACTTAACGAGGGGATTCTTCGTAGACAAAAGTATAATTTAATTAAATCAGTTAAAGAAGCTTTTGTTATGGATGACTTTTTTAAGTATCGTGTAACAAACTATCGTGAGATGGCATCGGTTTATAAATTGTTTGAAAACACATCAAACCAATCTCCTAAAGAGTATGTTACTTGTAAGACTACGATTCTCGAAACCATTACACGTAATAATGTTGAAATAGTAACTGAATCTACAAACAAAGAATACAATGAACAATCTAAGGAAGTTCGTTTATTGGCATATAAATTTTTAGTAGATTCTTTCAACTCAAAATATACAAATCTTTCTGAGTCACAAAAGAAAGTATTAAGGTCTTACATTAACAACATTGATAATTCAGCTAAACTAAGGTCAGTTGTAATTACTGAAACTAAGAGACTTAAAAAGGAATTCTCTAAAGTAGAGGTATCCGACATGGTAGCTAAAATAAAATTAAATGAAACTGTAAATCTTATTGATAATATTGCTAATTCCAAAGTAATCAACGAAAATCAGATTCTTTCAATTTTAAGATACCATGAGTTATTGGATGAATTACGGAGATTGTCTAATGTCTAAATTCTTATTAGAACAATTGGATAAGAAGTTTGAAGAGATGGAATTAATAGAAACTCTTCAAGACGATGAACTTGATGAGGCTAATGTAACATCTAATATGGATGGTGGTGCTGGCCCGGTCAAAACTCCAAACGCTTTTTCTAAAAGTGAAGATGAAGATGATTTAGATACTGACCACATAGAAGTACTTGGTTACAAGAAGCCAAAGAAAACTAAAAAGATAAATACGGAGTCTAAAACTATGAAGAAATTAGAAGATAAGCTAGAACGTATAATCGAAGCTACTTATAGAGATTACAAAAAAGATGACTCTATGAAAGCACATCAAAAAGTAAATAAATCTATTAAAGAGATTAATCGAATGATGTACGAAGTTGAAAAGATTGTAAATCAGAACACTAAGTTGAAAAGTGAAATGGGTGTATCTAATGAACAATATTGGAAGTCTACACAAAAGAGATTCAGCAAGATTTCAGAAAGAATGTTGAAAGTTGCTCGTAATCTAAAAGAATTGAGTGCATAGTATGTCGTGTGGGTGTAACAAAAATAAATTAAACGAAGACCTCGAAGTACAAGACCTCGAAGATATCAGACTATTGATACGTAGAGAACTTGCAAGAGTGTTCTTTGATTTATATCGTAAGAAAAAGGTGTGGGAAAACTAAGATGAAACAACTACTTGTAGATACAATGATATTTGAAGTAACACCTACTATGTTACAAGAGGCGAAAGACCAAACTGGCCGTTTCTTAGTAAATGGTGTGTTACAACGTGCTGATGCTAAAAACCAAAATGGTAGAGTGTATCCACGTAACATCTTAGAACGTGAAGTAAAGAAATACCAAGGACGTGAAATCAAAGAGAATCGTGCTTATGGTGAATTAGACCATCCTGAAAGTGGTGTAGTCGAACTAAAGAACACATCCCACATTATCCGTGATATTTCATGGAAGGGTGATGATGTCGTAGGTACAGTTGAGATACTCAATACTCCAGCTGGTAAGATTTTACAAGAATTAGTAAAAGCTGGATGTACTGTTGGTATCTCGTCAAGAGGTATGGGTTCAGTAAAACAAATTGGCGAAGATACAGTAGCTGTAGAACAAGACTTTGATTTGATATGTTGGGACTTTGTTTCTAACCCATCAACTCATGGGGCATTTTTGTCACCAACAAATGAGGGTGTAATCAACGAATCGATTACCACAAAAAATAATACTTATAAATACGATAAAGCTAACAATATGATGAGAGACATCATGTGTGAAGTTGGTGGATATTGTGAATGTGATTTTGGAGTATAATGAAAAAATTAAAAGACATCTTAAATGAATCACAACATCTTTCTTACAAAAGAATGAATGTTGGTGAGAAGACTGAAGAAAAAGGAATGACTAACGAAGAAAAACGTGCATTCTTAGAAGCTGTTTCTGAATACAAGAAATTCGGTGAGTCTATATATCGTTCAGGTAACTTAGCAGAAGTATACGAATCTATTAAAGGTATCGTAGAGACTGCACACACTGTAACTCTTGAGGAAACTGGTGATTGGTTTGACAAAGTAACTGTTGGTAGACACATGAAGTCTATGAACGAGTCATTCAAAGTATTCACCAATACCATCAAGGAAGTAAACACTCTACAACAACGACTTGAGTCTTGTTACGATGAGATGGGTGAAGTTCTTGGTAAGTACTACGAAATCAAAGAAGGTAATGAGTTTGGGGCTGAGAGAGCTAAAGCAATTGCTAAAGGTGATGATGAGTTCGAAGTAGATGGTAAGAAATTTCCAGTAAAAGACGTTGATAAGGACGACAAGGAAAACGCTAAAGAATTCGCTAAAGAAACAATCGAAGAGGATACTTCAATGAAACTAACTGATATATTAAGTGAAAACAAATATTCAATCATCGACCCAAAGGGAAACCAAAAGGGTATTGGTACTAAAGACCAAGCAAATAAACTACAAAAGAAATTAGGTGGTTCTAAAAAAGGATACTTTGTAGTTGCTGCTAAATCGGCATTGAAAGCCAGAAGAGCAATGGAAAAGTATCAGTTTGATTTTAAAAACCCTAAACTTCAAGATAAGATGTCTGACCTTTACTTTGAATCAGTAACCGAAGACATTATTGGAGAAGGCGCTTCTAGCGAAGAAAAAAGAATCGTAATGTTGGCGGTTCGTAAAATATCAAAATACCGTAATGTTCCAATCGACCAATCAGTAGTAGATGTAATCCGTGCTGCAGAAGAGTTGGTTAGAGACATCAAAAAAGGTAAGGTTAAAAAGTAATGAATAATTTAGAAATCTTACAAAACTTTTCAGTTGATGTTTCTAAGGTAATCAAAAACCACATCAAAGACATCAAGAAACTCGACCCTAAGACTCAGAGAGCATTGGGAAATTTAATTGGTGATTTCAAAGAAGGTTTAGATAAACTATCTTAATTAAATTTATAAACACTATTTATAGACACCTATCGTTAGTTCGGTAGGTGTTTTGTTTTATAAAAAAATACACATGGCAGAAAAGAAGTTTAAGAAACCAAGGGAAGAGCAATTCCTATACGGACACGCTAATGGTGTTCGGGTTATCAATGGTAATGTTGAAGCGGCACTTAGAAAGTGGAAACGTACTATGAAAGATAATGGTGTTATTGATTGGGTTAAGCAAAACCGTCAACATACCAAGCCTACCACGGCGAAGAGAAAGAAAATGAATGATGCTCGTAGAGCTGATTGGGTTAGAAGAAGGAGGGAAGAGAATTATTAGTAAACACTCTATCGTTTTTACCAACTAACCCATATTTATTGTAAATCAATACCACTCCTATCTAATGAGTGGTTAATTATTATTTTATATTCTATTAAGATTACTAATAATCTTATTATCCAAAAGTTTAATTTAGGAGATAACAAATGAAATCAGATTTGTTAAAAGAAGCAATTGCTGACGCTAAAGCCGTAAAAGAAACTGCATTAGCAAACGCAAAAATGGCTCTCGAAGAGGCATTTACTCCAAAACTCCAATCTATGCTTTCTCATAAACTAGCTGAAGAGTTAGATGAAGAAGAAGAAGTTGAAGACGAAATGGAAGAAATGATGCATAATGAAGAAGATGCAGAAGTTTCTGAAATGGAAGATGAGATGTCTGAAGAGGAAGATATGGACGAAGAGTTAGAATCAGATGAAGAAGAAGAGGTAGCTGATATCGCTTCTGATGAAATCGATTCTCACGAAGAGGAAATGCATTCTGAAGAAGAAGCTGAAGAAGAAGCTGAAGAAGCTGAAGAAGAAGCTGAAGAAGAAGAAGCTGAAGAAGAAGTTGAAGAGATGATGGACGAAGAGGAAGAAGATGAACTTGACCTTGAGTCAGTAATCGCTGAACTCGAAGCATCAATGTCTGAAGAAGCTGAAGAAGAAGCTGAAGAAGAAGCTGAAGAAGTTGAAGAAGTAATGGAATCAGAAGAAGAAGTTGAAGAGTCAGAAGAACTTGACGAAGAACTTTCTTTGGAAGAAATCATTTCTACTTTGAAAGAAATGTCTGAAGAAGAAGAAGTTGAAGAAACTTACGAATCGGAAGAAGTTGAAGAAGAAGCAGTAGAAGAATCAAACGAATTGGCAGAAGCATACGCTACTATCGAGTCTTTGAGAGGTACTATCAATGAGGTAAACTTGTTGAATGCTAAACTTCTTTACACTAACAAGTTGTTCTGAACATTCGACTTGAACGAAGGTCAGAAGATGAAAGTCATCGAAAACTTCGATAGAGCTGAATCTTTGAGAGAAGTAAAATTGGTATTCGCTACATTGGGTGAGAACTTGAATGTTGCTAAAAAACCAAAAACAGTTGTTAAAGAATCGCTAGCGTCTAAACCTACTGCATCAACAGCACCTAAGAAAGAAATCATTTCTGAAGGAACTGTAGTTGCTGATAGATTCAAGAAGCTCGCTGGATTAATTAAATAATTAAAAAACTAAAAGAAAAGGATTAATAAGATGAACACAAATTCTCTATTAAACGAATCTGCTGGTTTCAACAAAAAAATGAGCGAAGAGTCAAAAGGCCTCGTATCTAAGTGGGAAAAAACTGGACTACTTGAAGGAATCGATAGTGATTTCGAAAGAAGTTCAATTGCTACTTTGTTGGAAAACCAAGCAAAACAATTAGTATCTGAAGCATCAAGCACAGGTACTGCTGCAAACTCTGAAGAGTGGGCCGGTGTCGCTCTTCCATTAGTAAGACGTATCTTCAGCGAAATCGCTGCAAAAGAATTCGTCTCAGTACAACCAATGAACCTACCTTCTGGTCTTGTATTCTATCTTGACTTCAAGTATGGTACTGCTC